AAAAAAAAGAGTTTATTATATAATAAAAGGGGCCCCCTTGAAAGGGGGCTCCCTTTTTCTGACCTCTGTTAAATCGATATGTTATAATATGTTTTTTTATTTTGGGCATTTTATTATGCTTATGGATAGGTGGAAAATGGTGTTTTGTTCGCTTTTTTATTATGGTTATGGTGGAATTCATAATATTTTTAGTGGTTTGTCAAGTATTATAACATATAAAAGGTAGCCCTGTCAAAGGGCTACCTTTTGGAAATAACAGAGGTGAAAAGGTAGCCCTTGTTTGGGGCTACCTTTGGGCTACCTTTTGGATATTTTAAGCACAAGCGTTAAAAAGGTAGTACAAGGTAGCCCCAAGTTAGGGCTACCTTTTGGGCTACCTTTTTGCACAAGGTACTATGTAATGCAAGGTAGTGGTTTCAGAATAACCAGAAGCAATTTGACCTCTGTTATTTGAACAGTTTTCAAGCCATTTGACAAATTTGAAAAAAGTGTTATAAGGCTTGATTTGCGTTCAAAACCAAAAGGTAGCCCTAAAATCCCATATTTTCGATTTACATACGGATACTGCGAAGCAGTAAGAATTGTAAAATAGTTTATAGGGGTAGGGTATATAAAAGAGGTATAGTATAGTAGGAAACCAGCTGATTTGGGGCTACTTTTTCAAAGATTGATACTCATCAGCTGTTATTTCTACTGTATAAGCCTCTTTTGTGTCAGAAACCTCCCATACTTGTTTACGGAACACACTGCTTTTGAACCACTTGTATATGGACTAGTTGATACTGGAACCACTTGATACTGGAACACTCACAAACTGGTATTTTAGCTGTTTTTTTCTAATACTCCGTATTTGTTGTTCCAGCTGGTAAAAAATTTTGTTTTAAACACCTTTTTCTAAAAATCTTTCGTGTAGTGACCGCTACGCTTGGTGTAGCTAGGGGCGATTATGCTTATGTTCAAACAGAAAAAGTTTTTTTCCAAGTTCCTTGGATATTTTCTTTTCTATTTTCCTATAAGCATTTTTACCCCCCTAGAATGCTCTCAAATAGCTTTTTCTTTTTCTTTTGATATATTTACTAATCTAATTATTTCCTTTTATGTCGCACAATATCATAATTTCCACTTTTTATTTTTCCATTTTCACTTTTTTATTTTCTATTGTTTTGATTTTGATGATAGTGATAGCTTTTGATATCAAACTAAAAGCACCAGCTTTTCAGCTAGTGCTTAATATTAGTTATAAGCTAAAGTATTTACATAACTTGTTATAAAATTCTTGTTGTTTTTCTTCTCCACTGGTAAAATCTGCTTCTGCTTTTAAAACTTTATGGTGATATAGCTTTATATAATCAAAATTGATATTCTGTAAAAACTCATATAAATCACCCCCACTGTATAAGCTAAAACGCATTCGCCCTTTATAGCCTTGAAATTCTATGGAAACATCATTTTTGTTAATCCAAATCCTAATCAGCTTAAAACCTTTTTCATTCATTTTCCTGCTCCTTTAATCTTTTAAATTCTTTTCTTTTACCATTCAAACAATCTAGATATACCACATCAATATCATTTTCTTCACTGTTTGCTAGTTCATATAAATAATCTTCAGCAAATCTCGTTAGTCCTATTGCTATTTTACTCACTTCAATAATATTGCTATCGCCAATCTCTTCAGTTTTTTTGTATAAGTTATCAAAGTATACTCTTTCTATAGCATAGCCATTATCGTGGCTAAAAAACAAAAATACTTCTTCGGGTTTATAATCTAATAATCTATCTGTTAAAAATTCATAGGTTAAAATATTTCGGTCGGTTAATAGTTCTTCATTCATTTTATTGCTCCTCTTCCTTTTAGTCAGCCCACCTAGCGGTGGTTTTTAGTTCCATAATTTACTCGCTCTTTTTCATTCCACTCCCAGTCATAATCTTCTAAAAATCCGTGTTGCTTATAATTATATAATTCGTAATCTTCACACTTTTCAACACTTTTTTCCAACCCTTGTTTCCATTCTTCAGCTCGTTTTTTAGTCATTGTAAAATCTTCTGTATAAGGTTTAATTTTACTACAATAATTACTTTTACCAAAGCTAAATAAAGCATTTTCATATTCAGCTTTGTAAGCTTTAATTTCAAAATAATGAACTTCCTTGTTATTGATTTTAAAAACATATTGTTGTAATGTATAGATATTTTTAGCCATAATTTATATGCTCCTTATTGTTGTTATCTTTATTATGATACCATTATAGCATATCGTTTTTAAAAAATCAATACTTTTTTAATACTTTTTTTATTTTATTATAATTTCATATAATTTCTATATATCTTTATAATCTCATATGACCCTCATAATCGCTCTATAAGCTCGTTTAAAATAAAAGATGATACTTTATACCTTTTTTATATTTTTATGTAATGTCGCAAAATGTGTGTTGTGCGACGCTTGTTCGCTCGCCTTTTTAGTTCTAGATTTTTTTTTATTTTTTTTTATTTTTTTGTAGCAATTGTGATAGTGATATAAAATAAAAGCCACCACGGTGGCGGTGGTGTTGTTCAAGTAGTTCAAAGCAAAAAAACAAATTTACAAAATAAAAACCTTTACACCATATCACCAACAGCTAGATATTTTAATAAGTGTTAAGCAATGATTTTATAATAGTAAAGGCAACCTAGCTGCTGGTGTAATGATGTAAAGGTGTAGTTTTATTTATTCTTCTGCTTCGTATATTTTTTTAAAAGCGTTATAGCTTAAAAAGTATTTACAAATAAGCGAAAATTCTTTTAAGTCATTTTCATCATCAGGGTTTAAATCATCTAAAAAAGCTTGTAAAGCAATATCTTTTAAAGTTTCATCTTTAATCTTGTAATCAACTAATCCATCTTGTATAGCTTTTTCGGCGTAATATAATAGTTCATCTGCTGGTATCTCTTTAAAAATTCCAAAGAAAAATCCCACATTATAAATTCCATTTTCTTGTATAGTTTCTAGTTGCTCTTTTAGTGCTTTCATAGTTTTATCATTTATCTTAATCATAATTATTTACCTTTCATTCATTTTTTTATAGCAAGGGCGGTTATTTATTCCGCCCCTTTAATTTTTACCATTCCATATCTTCAATGTATTTTTCTAATCCAGCTTCTAGTCGAGGGGTTAGTCCAGCTTCTTTATATAAATCTTTAAAATACCCCCGTGCTTTATCTTTAATATTCTTTTTATCTATATCAACAGCTATAATTCTTTCATCGCCAATCTCTTCGGTATTTTTATATAAGTTATCAAAAAATACTCTTCTTATACAATACCCATTGTCGTGGTTAAAAAATACAAATACTTCTTCGGGTTTATAATCTAATAGTTTATCTGTAAAATATTCATATGTTAAAATGTTTTTATCTGTTAGTAATGCTTCGTTCATTTCTTTAATCCTTTACTTATCTGTTAATTGTTTTTTATCGTAAGGGGTTTTTAAATCAACCCTTTAATCCAATCTGCTACTGCTTGAACTTTATTCTTTAAAATTTCTTTTTTAAGCTCTTTAATTTGTTGCTTAAGTTTAGCATTTGGGTTTTTTTCTTCCGCCATTTTTTTACGGTTAGCTAGTGTTTTTGACGAAGTAGTTTTCTTATTCATTGTGTTTAATCCTTTACTTATCTGTTAATTATATTTTTTATATGGTAAGGGGCGTTTTTTTGTCGCCCCCCCTTTTTTTATTCCCATTCAGCGTTTTCTAAATCAATCAACTGCTCTATATGATGGTAAGCATTTTCAACTTCTTCACTCCAATCGGCGGTATAAACGCAATGATTTACGTTAAAATCGCCCCAAGCACCTTGATTATCTGGCGAAAAAACTACATATTCTTTTAGTTTTTTACCGAAAAACTTTTTACCTTGAAGTTTTTCTGGTATAGCAAAAACTATTTTTTCACTTAATCCATAATCCGCCCATTCAAAATCACAATTATCTTTTAAGAAGTTTATAAATTTTTTAAAATTTTCATTTTCATTTTCACTGGTAAAAATGTTGTCGTGGTATTGATTGTTCCAACTGTTATAATAAAAGTTAAAGTAATTCATCTTATTTATCTCCTTATGGCGGGGCGTTTTTATCCGCCCCGTTTAATTTAATTATTTTTTTTCTAATTCTTCAAGCACTACTGTATAGGTGCTGTAGTTCATAAAGCAATCGTTAAAATCTGCAAAATCTTCTAAATCATTTTCATCATTTTCATCAATATCGTTGATGTAAAGCTGCAAAGCCATATCCATAAGCGTATTATTTTTAATATTTTTATCAATTAAACCGCTTTGAACATTATCTTCAAGCAGGTTGAACATCCATTGTATATCTATTTTTTTGAACACATCCCAATAATAACCTATATTTAATGTGCCGTATTCTTTAATTTCTTGCAATTGTGCTTGCAATGCTTTTTTTTCTTTTTCGCTAATCATTTTTAGCCCCTTTACTATTAAATTTTATAAACCTTTTTTACAATCGTTGCTTTTTGATTGTAATACCATTATAGCACATCATAATAAAAAAATCAATACTTTTTTAATACTTTTTTAATTTTAAGCGTATTTTATCAAGGCGTTTAGCTACTACTATACAAATTTTTAGCCCGCCCGCTTAATGTAAAAAGCTTTATGGTAATGATTTTTTAATATGCTTTAATATTTTCTACAATCATTGCTCTTTGATTGTAATACCATTATAGCATATCGTTTTTAAAAAATCAATACTTTTTTAATACTTTTTTAATAAAAAATAAAGAAAATAATAATAAAAAAAAGGGATGTGGAAAAAGCTGTGGAAAACTTTAAGCATAAATAGAATGCTTTAAAGGCATTTTGAAAAATGCGACGGGGCAGAGACCCCAGACCATATATCATATTCTTTCAGCTACGCTGAACGACTTTTTTGGAGTGGAGGAGGGGGTATTGCCTTGGCGTATAATTTCTGGCGTGTATAAAACAAAAAAACACATAGGAGTAAAAAAAGAATATAAATTATCTTATTCTAATATTATCGATTTTTATAGAATAAAAAACCTTGGTGGCTTGTGTAAGCAGACCAAGGCGGAGTAATTTAATTATAGCATAATCTCACCCTTATATCGATAAATATATAAAAATATCCGCAAAAATGTTATAATATATATATATGAAGAACCAACTTGCGAAAACCAATATGCCAACTGATGACCAGATTCAAACTTATGCGGAGCTGGTTCTTTCTGGTGATTTACAACCTGAGCAGTGTTTCAAACAAGCCTTTGGATTTGTCCCCACAGTTGAACAGCTCAGAGAGGTCGAGGCGAATGCCAAGTATCGTGAGCGAATTGATAGCGTGCTGATAACCCTCCAAGCTCAATTAAAAGCCAACTCGATTGCACTGGCTCACGAATCTGTTATCTCAGTTGGGAAATCTCTTCAACATACTGGGAAGTTAATTGAAGAGTTGCTCCAAGACCCCAATATGAAAATTAGTCATTATGTAGCCTTGGTCAACACCCAGATTAAGACATTCCAAGCTGTGAAAGATGAGCTAACTAAGGCGGAATTGGCACTCAACCAACAAGCTGATGATGATAAAGATATGTGGGATGAAATCTTTAACAGCTAATAACTACAATATGAAACCACCGAAGGTGGGCTAACTGAAAGGAAGAGGAACAACAACCAAATGAATGATTTAAATATAATCGCAATCACTTGTAATTGTGGCAATGCTAAATATTATCTGGAACGGAAAGTTCAGCTGTTATTGGAAGAATATCAAAAGCGTGAGTTCCCAGAAGCAACACCACCTAGCTTTTATCGTTTGTATTGGGAACACAAACGGATTTATGAATTACGCCAAAATCAAAAGCTCCAAGAGCTTGCTGAAAAATGTAAGGTTCTCGACTATCTACAAAGACCTAACGCTGGTTCAGATAAGGTGTTCATCTTTCCAGAAATTGGTAAACATATTATTATGACCCAAGATATTGAAACAATCCTAGAAACGAAACCTAAAGAGGTGGAATATCTCTTTGAGCAAGCTGAACCAATTGAATAAACCTAATATAAAGGAACTCTAATTATATGAAACAAGAATTTACATTAGATAAGTTAAAAGAGCTAACAGATAAAGTAATCGAACCTTATCTGGTGTCGATTGAGCAAGCACTGGGGTCACCACTTAGCAAAAATCTCACCAGAGAGCAACAAGCTCAAATGGTTGAACAGATGTTTACTCGCTCATTGCGATTGGTTAACTATGCGTTCTTTAAAGAGGTTAATAGCTATGTTGATACTCTTGTTCAAGCTGATGTTGAGAAAGAAAAGAAAGCACAAGCTAAAAAAGAAAAAGCAACAATCTCAGCCACCCCTAAAAAAGCAAACCCAAATCATAAGATGACACTTAAAGAATTAAGGGAACGCCGTGCTAAACAGTTAAACAATAACGAACAGAAAGATTAAGCATTATGGCTAAGCTGGTTAAGAATACAATTCGGCGACCACCGCTCACTAAGGAAGAAACGCTGAGAGCGTTGAGCGATTTCGGCTACTTCTGTGAAAGGTGTTTGAGTATTTATGATAAGAATGGTAAGATTGTGCCGCTACGGCTCAATAAGGCTCAGACAATCTTTGCTAATCTGTTATTGAAATACATCTTTGCTCCGAAACCGAAACCAATCACTCTGGTGATTTTGAAAGCACGGCAAATGGGATATACGACCGTGCTTTTAGCCTTGGAGTTGTATATCTTGATTAAGTTCAATAATAAAGAGTATGCCTCGCTCAATATGAAACACTTCCTCCACCTTGGTAGTATCGTGGAAGAAATCACCAGTGATAAGATGTTGCCGATGATTGAGATGCTCCACCCAACTTTCTTTGGGGATTTTCAGTTTAATAAGAGCGAACGGAAGATTAGATGTATCGGCTTTAAGGGGCAGAAGAGAAATAACACGGTTCGATACCACACAGCGATGAGTGGTGAGAGTGGTCGTGGTGGAACAGCACAGGCGATAATCCTCGATGAGGTAGCGTTTTATCGCAATGTCGGAATCATTGAGAAAGGTGCGGTTTCATCTGTGCCGAACAATGGGCTTTCAATGTTGGTTTATGTATCCACTGCGAATGGCATTAACGAGTTTTATGACCGTGTTGTTGAGGCACAGAATAACCCAGAAATGGAGTTTCTCTTCTTGCCTTGGTTCTTAATGGAAGAGTATATCGCTAAACCCTCCCCAGACTTCGCTAAAACCTTAACCAAGTATGAGCAAGAGATACTCAAAGAAATGGAAAAATGGGAAATTCCAGAACATCTCAGGCTCCCTAAACTAGCGTGGTATCGCAACCATTTGATTACGAAGAAAGGGAATGACCTTTCGGCAATGCGACAAGAATTTCCAAGCAATTGGCAAGAGCCATTTGTTTCCAGCGATAGTCCAGTCTTTTCGACATCGTTGCTACTGGAAGAAATGAAAAAAGAAAAGATTGAGCCAATCGGTTATGCGACTTACACCCCAGAGGGGAAGATTGTGAATGGTAGCGAATGGGATATTGCGATTTATAATAAACCAATCCTCGGTCGTAAATACGAAATGGTGATTGACCCAGCTTTTGGTGGGGAAGAGGCTGATAACACTTCGGTGCGAGTGTTGGATAAAATCACCCTCGAAGACCAAGCTGTATATGTTTCGAAGAACGAGCCAGAGGATATTGCGGAACTGGCTTATGCTCTGGGAAAGTATTATAATACGGCACGGATAAATGTTGAGAACAACCGAGGGGAGTTGTTGATAACATTGCTCCGTAATCGTGGTTATAGTAATTTCTACTTCGACGCTAAAAGGTATAATCGCAACAATCCATACAAGGCAGTTGGCACGAAAATAACTGTATCAAGTAAAGCCAAAGGAATTGAGCGTTTGAAGAGCTTAATGAACTTGGGGAAGTATATGCCGAAAGATGAAGAAACGCTCCAAGAGTTGCTCCACTTTAATTATGTCGGTAAAGGTGGCAGTCGGAAAGCCCAAGCTTGTGGTAATAAACCTGATGGCACACCTTACCACGATGACCTCGTAATGGGGCTGGTCAACTGGGCTTTGACACTGCCAGATAATCTGTTTAAAAACATCGAGAAATAGCATTTAATCCTGAAAAATAGTATAATATAAGTAGGACAGTTTTAATGTTCTGTGCACATAATATTAAAATAAAAACCATTAAAAATGGGCGTAAAAGCGACTGCAAGGGGCTTTTACGAGGAATAAATATATGACTTATATAGACCCAAATGCGGAATATGGTTATGTAATTCAATGGATTGAAGAAAGCAAGCGTGCTTTGCTCCCACGGATTAAGCAAGCAAGCCGTAATCAATCAGCATATAATCATATTCCTAGTCGAAATACTTATCGAGATTTGGCTCAAAAGTTCGATGTCAAACAAGCACTCCAAAGGGGTGTTTCACAAGAAACGATTGACAGTATCAAGTGTGCTGGTGAGTTAATCCCAGACGGCAAAAATGATATTGTCTTTAAAACGGTTGAAACAAATGTCAACCAGCTTTCTGGTGGAATTGGACAGTTTGAAATGCAAATCCTAGATAAGACCCAAGTATTGGATACTAATCTGGAACAGATGTTAGCACTGGCTGATGAGCAGATTTATTATATGTATGGCTTGGATAAGCTCCGAGATACATCAGTTCGAGAGTTGATGTTGTATGGTGCGACTTACTACTACCCAACATTCAATAAAGAAACTAAGGATATTGAGGTTGAATTGATTTCACTAAGTAATATTATTCTTGACCCAATTCGTTATCGCCGAACTTCACCACGCTACATTGGTTTCCATAAAATGATTTCGTGGCAAGACCTTGAAAAAGAGGTTGAATTTAAGCGTGGCTTTATGAAAACAATCAATGACGCTCAGCTCCAAGCTAAAAATATTCAAGACTTAATGAATAATCCAAACATTAAAAGCAGTATGTTTAACGAGCAAGAAGTTCGCAGTATGAACCAGATTATCAGTAGCTGTTATACTGGTGAGAAATATACTTCAAATGCTTTTACCCCAGATGGTAAAGCCAAACAGAAATATCAAGGTGAAGATGTTGAGATTAGCTACATCTGGGACTTAACTACTGGTGATAGATTTACAGTTGTGAACCGCAAATTCATCATTGATAAAATTGAGAAAGACCTCGATGTTGCCACTAAGGTGGAAACTGAAACAGCTTATGAAGTAATTCCTACTGAATTGCTTAAACGGATTAAATCACCAATCATTGAAATTCCATATAAGATTGTGCCAAATTATCCATACCCAATTACACCTTTGGATATGTATATGGATGACTTCGACGAACTCTGTTCGATTATGAGCTTAAAGAAGCACAATGAGAGCATTGCTGGAACAATGACCCCATATGGTTCGGAATACGACTTGGCACTCCTTACAACCAGTGCGAACATCTCTGGTGTTGGTGTATCTGGAATGGACGGCACAGTTGGTTTCTTGAATAAGCAATATGACCCCTCATTCCTTGACAGTCGTATTCAAGAACGAGAGCAACGCATTAAAGAGGCAATGAACGCTTACTCCCAGATTGATATGGCAATGATGATTGGCGACCGAGCTAGTGCGAAAGAAGTTTCCGCTAACCAAGGAGCAGTGGCTTCTGGACATAACGCTTTGATTCATAACTTGGAGATTGGCTTCTCTGAGATTATCCGAGTAGTAAATCTGTTATTGGTTAAATATAACAGCGATAAAACGATTAAGGTTCAGCTTGATGGAGAACTCGAAACTGTGCCAGTTGAGAAGTTAGCCTTAGACGCAATTCTCAATGTTCGCTTGAAATCCGAGATTGAACAAGAACGCCAGCAAAAAGCACTAATGGCGAGCCAGTTGTTGAACATCGGTGTGAATAACCAATACATCAATCAAGAAGTATTTGTGCCAAAAATGCTTTCAATCGCCTTTGGTAATTTGTTTACACGAGCTGAGATTAAGAGTATGATAACAATGCCAGTTAACCAACAAGCTTTGGATACAGCACAATTACAAGCTCAAAACCACGCTAAGGAATTACAACTTGAACAAGATGTGGTTAGCCAGTATCCAAACGAGCGAATTAGCAATATGTTGAACGCTTATATGACCCCAGAAGATGTGGCACAATTCCAAGCTGAAAATCAGCAAATGGCTGAAAGCGGTCAGACCGCACCAACCACTGAGGATTATCTGAACTATCTAAATGGTGATATGACCCAAGCCGAGGCTGAAAATAATCCATATGATACAACTGGTGGACAAATGGAACAACAAGTCCCAGAATATAAACAAGACCCAGCGACCGTTGATAACAGTAATGAAACGAAAATCTTGAAGAATATCGGTGATGAGGCAGTTCCTAATACTGAGGGGCTTGACCCAGCGACCGCAGGTTCAATAACAAATGGAGATATGAATGTATAACGAAGAAATGTTGAGAGCGTTGCGAGCAGGCAACACTGATAAAGAAATCTTGAATTGGTTAGTTAATGAAGTAGTTAATCATACAACATCTGCTCAGACCGCACTTTCAGCTGGGAAGACCGAGCTTGCGATAAGTAAGCTTGGTCAAATCACCACCAGTGTGAAAAATCTTCAAACAATGGTTCGTGGTTTGAATGACGGATTTAAAATGGATAGAAAGGAAGATAAATAATGGCTAAGTGTGTTAATGAAGAATGCTTAAAGCGACAGCAATGTCAATGTGATGAACCGCAGAAAACACCAGTCTTTGATGTCAAAAGTGGTAGCGATTTATTAGCTGTTGACCAATCAACTGGCACGACAGCAGTTATCTCAGATACACCAAAATTAGCACGAGCAGTTGAAAAGATTGAAACCTTTGATACTGAAGCAACTGCTAATGATATTAGAAAGATTAAAAGTGATAACCTTAGCCGAGATGAAATGTTAGCACTTCATCAAGAGGGTGTTCAACGATTATTCCGTGATAAGGTTAGTAAGATAGCTGGTAAAGGACTAAGCTCAAACGACTTTACTAATGAAGATAAAGCAAAACTAGAAGATATTGAATTTAATGCTCAACGCAACCGTGTGAATAGTGTTAACGGTTTAGAGGGTGATGTTCAGATTACTCTAGCTGGATTAGGCTTTAATGAAAGTAATTTCGTTAAACCAAATCAGATTTATAGCAAGGAAGAAATCAATCGTTTGATTGATAATGTAAATACTTCTCGCTTTAAAGGTGTTTATCAAACTCTTCAAGAAGTTCCAAAGCCTTACGACGGCAACAGTATGTATTTGGTTGGAGCGAGTGAGCCTTATGCTATCTATGCTCTAATTAGCGACCGATTACAAAAGATTGGTGCGACAAATACTGACCTATCTGGTTATGTTTTGAAAGTTGATTATGACCGTGAGAAAGATACTTTTGTTAAAAAAGAAAATGGTAAAGGTCTATCAAGTAATGACTTCACAACCGCTTTAAAGAATAAGCTTGAAACACTACGAATGGGAACTGACGGTGCGAATGGTAAATCAGCTTATGAGATTGCTCGTGAAAGTGGCTTTACTGGAACGAAAGAAGAATGGCTTGAAAGCCTTAAAGGACAAAAAGGTGATAAGGGTGAAAACGGAGCTAACGGACACGACGGAGTTCAAGGTATCCAAGGTGTTGGTATCAAGAATATTGAACTCGCAAATAATTATGGATTAAGGATAACTCTAACTAATAATCAAGTTTTTGAAACGGCTTCGGTGCGAGGTGAACGAGGTGAGCGTGGTGAAAGAGGTGATAATGCTTCTGTTCCTACTTATAATGATACAGAGCTAAGAAATAAGATTACAGCTCTAGAAACTGGTAAAGCTGATAAAACAGCTATCCCAACTCTACCAGCTGGTATTTTAACTGAAAGTAATTTGAACTCGAAAGCTCGAACATTATCTGGATTAGAAGTTACCCCAGGAAATGGCTCAGGTTCAGCAAGTCTTTTCTTGACACACCCACAAGGTAAGAAATATGAGTTCTTTTCTGATGGTAATGGTGCGTTCGGCGTTTGGGATAAAACTAATAACCAGAATATGTTCCGCATTGATAACAACAATACTACATTCTATAAAAACCTAAATATCAACAATCAACGAGTAGCTAATGTCCCAGACCCTACTCAACCACAAGACGCAACTAATAAACGCTGGGTGGAAAGTCAAATCAATAGCGTGCGACCAAATGTTAATAAAGATTATGTCGATAATAAGTATCAAGGTTTATCGGCTTCAATTGATGCAAACACTAATGATGTTCGAGATTTGAAAACAAAAGTTGACGCAAATACTAAGAAATTAGCAAATTTCAACTCAGATACGATTGCTTATTCGTTCGGTGTCGGTTGGGGTCAAAATATAAATGTGTTCAAGATTGGTCAAGTTGTATATTGGCATACAGTTTATGTCGGCAATCGTGGAACTGGCTCGATGAGCGGAATAATTCCAGAAAAATATCGCCCAGCATATGAAACATCACTCTCTATTACACTAATCAATAATTATTCAAATGTTGGTAATGGCGTGTTTAAATTCTTCCCAAATGGTGATGTCCAATACGCTGGAACAACTGGATATAATGAATATCACGGCTCTGGAGCATATATCTCTAATAGTTTATAAAATAAAAAGAAAGGAAAAATAAAATGGCAATATCAAAAATGATTTATGATGAACGAAGTGTTCCAATGTCTTGGCACGAGGTTGAAAGCTACCAAATTGTTTTCGGACAAGAAAAAGGAACAGCTATGGTAGCGAGTTATTCAAGCTCCTTACCACGGCAAAAGGAGCTAAAAGCTAAGGCAGAGGGCAGTGTTTCGGCGGATTTTAGTATCAAGCGTATCTCTGTTTCAGTAGCTCTGACTGGCGATATGACACTTGCTAATGTCGAGCGAGCGTTGCTCCAAACCGAATATTTTAACGGTGGCGAACGACAAGTTTATAGTGCAGAAGCTGGTCGAGGAATTAAAGCAGAATAAAACCAAAAGCACCTTGAAATATAGGTGCTTTTTTATGATATAATAGTAGTAGGCAACTCAATATAGAAACGAGGTGATTAAAATGAGAACAATATATATTGAACCGCCAGCACATTTGAACTCTTGTCCAGCTCGTAAAGTTTTACTTGAAAGGTCAATGCTAGTCGAAAAACATAAATTTGGAATTGGAAATTTTATTCTACAGAAAAATCAAAGATTTTTAGTCCGTGGCGTTAAAGCTGACGACAATGATGTTTGGTATGTTGCTAACAAGGACGCAATTAGGTTTGCTCAAATTGAAGTTTTCAAAGAGCATTGGAAGAAATGGGAATTACGAATTTGGACTTTTGATTAAAAGAGATGTTATATCTCTTTTTTTATTTATATGATATAATTGTAAAGGGGAAGTTTTTACTATCTTCGCAGTTTATTTTAAGACTTTTTATTGCTTTTCGCACTAACGAAAATTTTCATTTCATTTGGTTTTGAGTTAAACGCTCCTTTAATGTTAATTCGTTTTTCTTCCCCCTAGTGTTTGCAACGGTGGTCGAGTGGCTTAGACAAAGGTCTGCAAAACCTTTTACAGTGGTTCAATTCCACTCCGTTGCTCCACAAGTTTTAAGGGTAAACCTTTTAAAAGTTGTTAGTTTGTTCATTTTATCGGAAAAATAGTCCTGAAATATGGACTGTTTTTTTTAGATGTTTTATAATAGATATAGAGAGGAATATAAAAGAAAAATAAAAATTATGCATATAACAATTCAAGAAATAGTAGCAACAGTTGGTGGTATCAGTGGACTAGTTGTTGGTCTAAAAATATTATGGCAAAATGCTAAAAAAGTATTGAGTGCCTCGCTCCAAGAACAGTTCAATAAAGTTGACAAGCGATTAGATTGTTTAGAACAAAAGATTGAAAAAGTCGAAGAAATCGGTATAACTAATACTCGCAACGGTATAAGGAATGAAATCTTAATTATGATAAACACCCAGCCTGAAAAGGTCGATGAAATCGAACGAGCGTTTGAAAGATATAAAGAAAGTGGAGGTAATGGTTATATAGATAATCTAATTAAAGCTTGGCGAGAAGAATACGAAGATAAAATTATCAAAGATAGATTAAAGAAAGAAAGGAAGAAAAATGGATAAAGCGATTGAATGGTTTGCACAACGGCAAGGTAAAGTCAGCTACTCAATGATAAATAGGAATGGTCCTAACTCCTTTGATTGCAGTTCATCGGTATACTATTCTCTAATTTATGCTGGGATTTTACCACAAGGTTTCCGTATCGGAAATACTGAAACATTGTTTGTAGATTTACCGAAGTTCGGTTTCCAACGAATTGAGGCTGACGCCAATGGTTATATTCCAACCCAAAGAGGTGATATATTCCTTTGGGGTAAACAAGGACAAACAGCAGGTGCTAATGGACACGTGGGCATCTATATCGACAGCGACAATATCATCCACTGTTCATACGGTTATAATGGTATTCATATTGATAACCACGACTGGTTAGCTGGTATCAATAATGTTCAATATCTAACAATCTTTAGATATACTGGTAAAGCACAACCAGCACCAGCACCAGAAGCAATCGACGATGTAATCAATATTGGCTCACACTTCAAGTTCAACCAAACATTTACAGTTGTTGAAACACATATCAATGACGGTCGAAAAGAGGTTCGCATAAATGAGTTGTGTCCAACTGGCTTTACTTGGGAAGAAAATGGTATCCCAGCAGACTGGCTTGTAAAAGTTGACAATGAGGGGTATCGAATTGGTGGCGAAATTAACACTGGCGATAGCGTAAAGATTGAGGGAGCATTTGTTGCTCAAGAAGTTGTTAAAAATGATAATCTCTGGTTCGCCAAGGTTAACCGTGGTGGCGTAGATGTCTGGGTTGAATTAACACCTACAACTGAAATTCCAACTGGTGAGTTCGGAACAAGAATTGAAAGCCGACCAGCACCAGCACCAGCACCACAAGCAGTGCCAGCACCAGCACCAGTTGAAGAACCTAAACCAGAAGTTAAAGAAGAACCTAAACCAGAAGTTAAAGAAGAACCTAAACCAGAAATAAAGGAAGAACCTAAACCAGAAATAAAGGAGGAAAAAGTGGCGGAAACTAAACCAGAACTACCAAAAATTAACGAACGACCATTTACAAAGGAGGAATTGAAAGTGTTAGAAGACAGCAAAAAAGAAGCTTTCGAGGCTATCGAAAATCTAAATGAAGATGAACAGTTCAACGAACTTAAAGAACTAATTCCAAAACCAGTTCGATTAGGAATTTACATCTTTGGTGATTTACTACTCATCGGTTCAGCTGTGATTGCCTCATATGGTATCGGCTTTACTCAAGCTGGTATAACTGGCGGTATCGTTGGAGCATTGTCAGCTGGTGGAGCTGGTATCATTGCTATGGCAAAGCTCACTAAGAAAAAATAACATTTTTCGCGTTATAAAATACCCTTAAATAAAAAGGGTATTTTTTATTGTTTTATTGTATATTTATTTTATAGTATGTAGTATAATATAAATAGAGAGATAGACATCTCTCAGAACAAAAAAGATTAAACCTTTACAAAAGGAGAGTAAAATAAATGGATACAACTAATATTGTTCCAGATACAAACGGAGTTGAACCAAGTGTAGTTCCAAATGCACAAGGCACAGCACCAGAAGTATCGACTGGCACGGAAAACCAGTTAAGCGACCAAGAGTTAGCGAAACTCCAGCAAGAGAACGCAGAGCTTGACAAGTATATCAATTCTAAAGGTGGAGCCGATAAAGTTTCAGACTTCATTTCAAAGATTGAAGAAAAGCGAAAATTGGTGGCTGAACACAAACAAGCAACTAAAGAAAATTCTTCATTCGTTTGGCAAGATAGAATTGAGAAAACAGACCAAGCTATTCAACAAGCGAACCCAGAGCAATTTGCTCAACAAACATCACAGCAAACATCTACCCCAGCATACCCACAGAGTATGGCTGATGAGATTAACAGAAATATTTTACGAGATGTTGCTGGCTCAAACTCATTCATTAAAAATGATATTGAGAACGGTGATATTTTGAAGCAAGCTGTAAATATGGGAATTACGATTGTTGAAAATGGGATTATTAACCGTGAGCGACTTTCACAATTTGCTCAAATGGTAAATTCACAAGCACAATTAAAGAACGGTGGAATGCCAACAAGCAACCCACAACCAACTGCCCCAGCACCGCAATATGACCGAGTGCCAGAGGGTCAAATGACTATGGCTAATGCTATGGAAATTGTGCGAATTACTAACAGTAATCCTAACAGTCCACACCCAGATTATGCACGAGCTAAGCAAGTGCTTATGACTGGACGAGTTTCTTAGAATTTTACTCCTTTGTGGTTAGTATCTTTTTGGATAAAGCTATATTCAAAAATAATATAAAACTAAAAAGGAAATAAAATGGCTGTTAATAAATATAATTACACAAACGATATGAAGTCGAAAGTGATTGATATGGATACAATTCAACCACTTATCCGAGCTATCTACCAAGACCGTATCTTGGAAGACCCAACTCTTGATGAGAACTTCTTGGATACAACATTCTTCGATAACTCTGCTATTGACTTCGGAACATTCGACAAGAACATTGCTCTTGGACAAGTATTAACTTTCTACAAACGACGAGATGTTAAACCACTTGACAATGTCGCAGTTGACAATCTTACTTACAAAACTGGTATCACTTGTGGTGGACAACTAGAACTAGCTTGTTCAATCCCTTGTGGTGGTGAAGCTCCAACATTTGAACCAGACGAGTTCCGCCTAAGCAAACGATATGCTGCTATGGCTCAACACTGTCTAGTGACTGAACGATTTATGACTGAAGTTGATTTTATGGAACAATTCCGAAAATCAGTTGAAGACCAAAAATTCGTTTACGCACTTGATGTTTGGAACAAACTTGTTGGCGACGGTATTGCTACAAAACAAGCAACAGTTGACCCACGATTGGTAAATGCTAAAGCTCCATTCGCTGGAAAATTGGCAAAACACTTCTGGGATTTGTCAACAATTGCTGCCGACCAACAGATTGCTGCTGTTAACGCTGCTTACCGATATATGACTTCGAACTTCAAAGGTTCATTTGAAGTATTCGGAACAACTGAATTGGCACAGAACATTGATATGGCTATTGCTCAATCTGGTTTCTTCAATTCAACTGGTAATGTATTGAGCGGTATCACACTTGGTTCAGTTTACCACGGTATGATTACACCAAAAGTGCTTCCAGCGCAATTGTCTGGTGTTAAACTAAACATCATCCCTAGCGGACAGAACTTCTACAAAGAGGGCAAAAACTTCCACCCACTATATTCAGAAGATGACCAATCAATGTATGTAGTAATTGCTTCACGAGACGCATTTGCTCACCACACAATTGACGGTGGTATCTACAAGACTGGTGGAAACGACTGTGCCAATATGGTAGAGAAAATTACACAACTATGGTATGCTGGTATGAAAACAGTATTTCCAGAGAAAGTTCTTGTTATTAAATTAGCTGTTCCAGCATTTAGCTTAGATAGCTTTAACTTCTGCTGTGGCGAAAAAGCTGCCGCACCAGTAGCTGGTTAATAACTTTACAATAGCTTAACTTCTCTGATTGAGGGGTTAAGCTATTTTTATAGAAAAACTAAAATAAAATAAGAGGTAAAAATAATGCGACCTATTTCAGAAGACGGTATCAATCGTATTTATGAATACACAGGCAACCGTGTATTGGAAGATTGCCCAGTAGAATGCCCAGCTCAACCAACTGATGTTTATATTCCAGTTTCAAAAGCAGACTGTGAAAAAACACAACCAGTTGTAATTCCACACGTAAGTGTTAAAACATTGAGTGAAGCACGAGCATTCCCTAACCACTATGTATTTGTTGAAGAAACTCAACAATGGGTGCATATTGACAGTTATGGAAATACGGCAACGCTTTCAAGTGGAAACCTATTCAAAAATAATTTTGACCCAAGCAAATATGAAGCCGTATATAAGAGCTTGGTAGTGTATGATTTCGCAAAACAAAAGGGTTATGTATTCAATCCAGCTGGACAATACGCAACCTTTGGTCTATTAGTTCAAAGTGAATTGGGGGCTTAACTATGGGAATAAATCCAAATTGTATGAAATGCCGACCACGAGCATACAAAGTAGAAGAGTGTGAGTGCAACAAACCTTGCAACTGCAACAAACCTTGCGAATGTAAAAAAGCTTGTAGTTGTAAAGTAGAAAGCAATGGTGTTCAAGCTCACGGCTACTGTCCAACTTATCAAATGGCTAGCGTTCCAGTATTAACTGCTGAAACAATCGTTGACTTTGACCCAGATAATACTTGTGTCAAATATGTTAACACACTAGTCGTTGACCCTAAAAATGGACGAACATTCTTCTTTGATGTGTTCGGTATTATGACCGAAATTAAAACAGACAAACAAGCAAAAGACTTAATCAGAAAGCTAAAAGAAGAAAAACAAAACGCAATCAAAAATCATAACCCAGAAGCTGACTATAAAGAGGGTGATATTGTCGTTCACGACGGTAAACTATATCAAGCTCTTCAAGACATCAAGGGTGAGTTCAATACTGCTAACTGGCGTGTATTAGACGGAACAACTGGTGCTTTGCCACAGTTTGAAACAATAACTGAACCAAAGACAACCTTTGCTCCAAATAAGATTTTGATTACACCAACTGGTGATGTTTCATTCTCAACGCTTGACGGTGAAGTTAAACCAATTAAACAAAAAGAAGAAATTGCTAAAACTAAAACAGATATTGAAACAAATCGCTTTAAAGAATTGGTATCGTTCAACGGTGCTACTAATGGAAAGAATACTTTTGAAAGTATTATCTCGCTCGAAAGTGAGGGAGCTACATCAACTATTTATGCTAAAATCTCATTGACAGTTTCAGCTAATGACTTTGCTATCGACAATAACAGTCAGCTCGTTGAATTGGCTGGCACAGTTTCAGCAGATTTCCAGTTCTTTATCTACCGAGAGGGAACTAAAATCTCACTTGTGGTATCTTCACGCAACCAGCATAAAGTAAAGTCGAATATCACAAATATCCATACAGACTTAACGGTTCTTAAACCAAAGAAAGAGGCTCAAACTCTTGAAACTGGAATTAAGAAACCAGTCGCTTTAACAATTGAATAATGGAGAAATTAAATGGCAAATTGTAGTGAATGCTCAAACAATAATAACGCATTGAATTATAACCGTGGCTGTAATTGTGGTTGCGAAAGCAAACCAGCAAAACCAGCACGAGGTTATCTTGCGAACTGTGATTGTAATTTTACAATCGCTGAACTTCAAAATAAAAAAGGTAGCTATATCTTTAATATCGACGGCTGTTCAGCAAAACTTGATATTAAAGACGGTGTTAAACAATGGGAAACACTAACTAACCTAACATCAGACGGTCAAGGAAATGTGACATATGTAAATGAACACGGTGAAACTCAAAAGGTTCATATCAAACAACTTCTTCCATATGGTCGCCTTGAAGACCTTGGAAATGTTGGCAACACAAGTGGTGCTGATACCCAAGAGCTTAAAGAGGGTTGTTCTTTCTTGTTTAAACAGAAAGGTGAAGACTTCTGGAAAGGTTGGAAGACACAGGAACAAATTCTTCAACCAAATGAAACTGCTAAAGGTGTAATGGTCTTTACCGAAAACGGTTGTCCACGATACCTACCAGCTCCAGAAAATGGACTAGCAACATTGACCGCACGAGACGGTGTTGTGAAATGGGATACTATCGAACTTCCAGCTGGTGCTAATAAAGACAAATTCCACCCAGCTTGGGGTAATATCAACGAAACTCACGCTAAACAAGAAAACGGCAAATGGGTTCCAGACCGACAAAACGGTATCTTTACACACAATCCACAAGTTGATGAATGTAATGACATTATCGTGGCGTAGGAGGTTTAATTTATGGCAAGAATTGAAGCTTATTCACGCACAGCCTTAAATGACGACATCTCTATGCGAACTGAAGTCAACGGAGAGTATACAACACTCTTCGTTGATAACGGTTTTTATACGATAATGGACGGCAATAAAATTAAGGTTGGCGACGGTCATTTCAACCTCCGTGTCAAAGTTCATACTGAAGTTCAAGCAGATAACTCAATTAAATATGTAATCTCTGACCCAGTATGGAGCAACTACCAATATAACGCAGTTGGAAACTATGACACACCTTTCGTTCTTCACATCTGGTCGATTGACACCAATGGTGGATTGACTAAAGTTTGGGACATCAGCTTTGGTGCGAGAACTTCATTTACTCGAACTGTGGCACAAGGACACACATTCTACAAAGAGGGTGTGATTGCTCCAAATGGCGATTTGAATGCTCAAGTTGGCTTTGAATTGCTCCGCTATTACAACGATGGTAAGGTTCTCGATGATGACATCTACGGTGGTATCAAGATTGTGAACGACTTACCACCAAGCGTGCGACCAAAAGCGGTTTATGATTGTGGTTCAAAGACTTTCAAAACTACTAACCGTGATGACGGCACAATCCGTATCTACAACTGTGTAGGCGGAAACTTCGACAAGGAAATCCGCACAATCAACCAAGGCAAAGCCCCAGTAAATATGGGAGCAGGTGTGTTCAGTTGTGGAACAGATGAATATAAAAACCAATACCAAGTAGGAGAAAGATAATGTATCCAGCAGAAATACCAGAATATAACGGTTCATTGAGTGCTAATAACGCTTATCTACTCGTTCTTGAACCAGAATACGATAGCACAGGTTGTGAAAGTTGGACAACTCGTAAGCTCTCAATGAGCGATATGACAATGGCTGACAAAAACAATGTTGCTACATTAGATAAAGTTGGAACAAACTTTGCCGTTCCTACTGGTGGAGTAGTTGGTGCTTATGTTAATCATAACGGCGTGCCAGAGCTCGCAAGCAAGGACGGACACGAAGCACAGTTCCTAATCATTGGAACAAACTTCATCGACAACCAAAGTTATATGATTGCGACAGCTGGGGTCGTTCGACTTCCAGATGACCGCCACGAATATCTCGTGGGACGCACATATTACCTCGGTTCAAACGGTGTTCCAACAACCGAACAAACAAAACAAAAACTATTTAGCGTATTAGATAAGCAACGCATAATTGTATATTAAACAAAAGGAATAAACGGTAAAATATGAATTGTAAAAACAGAATTGGTGAAGCGACTGAAACGACTACGGTTGAAAGTTCGCTAATGCAATTTTCACCAAAAGAGATAATTGTTCAAAAGGTCGAATATTTCAATATACCAGTTCTGTTTCCGTTTATCGACGGAAATGGAATTTTATGTTATAAGCCTATCTTTCTTAAACCACGCAAGCGAGCAATCGACAAGTGGTATAAGATTTATATTAAAAAGATTTTACAACCAATCTTCTTTGATACATCTGGTGTAGTCAAGAAAGAAAGTGTTGGATTATACTATAACGAACGCAGAAATCAGTATAGGCTTATGACGACGAAATTCTATGAATACATTTTTGGCAAGAATTTCAGATTAGACGGTGTGGGGAATGTTCGCAACGAACGACACATAGTTGGCAAGAATTATAAGAAAGCAAAAAGGAGTGTATATGGCACAAATAACTGTTAGAGAATTTATTGATGAAGTGCGAGATGACATCGGTGATGATACGCACACTTATCCTACAAAATTGATTATTAGTTGGCTCAACACCGCACTTCGAGAACTTGCTAACCAGCTAAACCATTTCTCACCCTTTAATTTGGAAGATAGCATTGAACTCGCTGATTACACCGAAAGCGGACAGCGTGCGACCCAGTGGCGATTAGATGATGATAGTGTTGGTGATATTCTTCGCCTCCGTGAAATCTACCTAACCTCTGATGAAACTTGCGAGGAATGTTCATTGCCTTTGACTTATCTTAATAACCAGTTCTTTAAAGCGATTGTTCACAAACCTTGTTCGCCTTGTGAAGACTGTGTTTGTATGTGCGACAACGCTTTCACAATTACTAAAAATCTCAAAGGAACATTCCTTAAAACTCAGAAACCACTACCAAGTGGCACAATTGCTCATATCACTTATGAGTTCATTCCAAAACGCTACAAGTTGGAAAACATCGATGAAGTGCTACCAGTCAATTTGATTTTAATGAACTTACTGCTTAAACTTGTCCGAGTAAATTATCACCGCTACAATGTCGATGACACACGAGCCGTAGCTGAATACGAAAATATCGATAAAGAAATCTACGAGCTTAAAAATAACTTGGCACAAGACCATAGCGACTTCACAATTAAAAGGAGCTGGTAATGGCACGAAAAGGTTCAAATACAAAGGAACGCTGGTATCGCAATTATCCACATATCTACGCACGCACCAACTCGTGGCAATCGCGTCGTGGTCGCCGTGTTAAAGAAACTTCGCAATTCGTGGAGTTTCGTGGATTAAGCACAGTTGCTTCGGACTTTCAATCAGCTCGCACGACTAGCCCTTATATGGCTAACTGGCGATTTGCTAATGAGAAATATAACGAACAAGGAGCAAGTTTGGTATCACGAGCTGGCACACGCTTTCTCAACGACTATGGCACAGTCTTTACTGATATTAAACCAGAACAAATTGAGGGTGATTTATCACTCGACATCAATACTCAAGTTCGCTTTAAAGCTCATTCAGATAAACTAATTGTGGGCGGTAGTGTACGACTTCGTAATCGCAATAGTGCGACTGGAACACTCTTAATCCATTATTACCAAGGTGAAGAAATCAAGCCTAAAAGCACAGCATTTATTGACCTAGCTAAGGTCGGCTATGAATATGCTAATTATTCCTATCGTTTGATTGGTGGAGTAAAAGGTGATTACACGGTTCGTTTTGAAGTGATTGATGAATTTGATGAAGAATATTATATCCCAGTATCTCGTCCAATTGAGATTGGAGCAAAAGGTTTTGCTGGCGAAAAAGCAATCACCACCATTCCACGGCTTAATGAAGCACTCAAAGAAAGCAAACTTAACTGGCAAAATACTTCACTTATTCCAGTAATTGGCACAATGACTAATGATTGGAAGTTCTTCGGTGATTTAATCGAAGTGGTGGTCAAAGATGTGCCATATCTAATCTTTGTAGCTGATAACGGTGCTACTAAAAAGATTGGTCGCTTTAATTTAAAGAACAATGATATTGATTTTATTGATGGTGGCGTATTGCCACAAGAGGCGAAAGTTTTTTCTGGTGTATTAGCAGATGGAAGAATTATCTTTGTTGATGGTGTATCACGGCTCAAATATATCAATGTGCGAGATTGGTCGATTCATTCAGCCAATCCAGAAGTTGATGAAAACTTGAAAGCCCCAGAGGGTGCTAAATATATTGAGTTAATCAATAACCGTATCTATCTGGCAAACTTCCCAGACAGTCCGAACCTTGTTTGTGTATCAATGATTAACCGAACTGGTGCGAAATATATGGATTTCCACGATAGGTTCTATTCACCAAACATCGCAACCTACGATAGCCGAACGACACCAATTACTGGTATTATCAAATACACTGAGAACTCTGTAGCAATCTGGCGTGAAGACGGTATGAGTATTTTCACTTCACCATTAGGCTTTGAATTTAGTGGCACAAAGAGCGGAAACTCTTCAAACCAACAAGATACATTTAGTAATGCGATTGGTGTGGCTAAACGCACCGATATGGTAATGTATAACGGTAGCGTATATTTCTTCAACAAGTCTGAGGGATTTAGGCGATTTTCTGGTGCGGACGCAACTGCTAACTCGAACCTAATTGATAATTTGATTAGAGATATTCCAGAAAAATCACATCGTTATATGTATGCTCATAACCAAAGAATACATCTTCAAGTTAATGATTATCAATTGATTTTTGATATTTCTGGCACACATACGACATCACCTTGGATTATGGATACCCAACGCTATATCTATCGTGTTTATACGGAACAGAAATCAGATAGATTGTGGGCTTCACATAGTCAATACCTTTGCTTTATGGAACTCAATGAGGGTTCAGCAACTGGCGACTTTGATTGTGTAATTCCTTGTGAATATCAAACACAATATGTTCATTCACCAGATACAACTGGTTTAATGATTGTTCATAAGATTATGGCTCACTTCTCAAAGATGAGTTCAACTACTTGGCGAGTTGGCTTTGACCAAAACCATAATGACAATCCAAGTGTCTGGACTAAAACAATCTTTAAACAAAAAGATAGTCCAGATAATGACACTGATTTATTCTATAATGAGAATAACAGTGGTTCAACAATGGTGAATATTGGATTACACGCAAGGTGTTATGTTGGACAATTAAGAATTAAGGGCTATGCTTATAAAGACCATATTGGTTTGAATGGGCTAGCAATGGAAACCCAGAATGTGGAGGCTGACTAATGTTTAATCAAAACGCTTTCGGCTCAACTAAACAACAGACTATTTACCGAATGAATAGTCTGTTTAGTAATGTCGAACAGGAAAAATATAGCAAATCGTTTTTATCGACTGACGGTAGTAAAGCAATTGTAATTGGCTTACAACCAGACGGTCAACAGTTTGGAATGGGAATGTATGAGCTAGACGGTGATTTATATAAATTAGTGTCTAGCACGGTTGACGGTGTAGTCGCTCCACCAGCTAATCCATTCAAGGGGGACGACTATATCAAGATTGATAATGAAAAAGGTAAAATCGTGCTACAAGATACGGTGCGAATTGAAGCCTTAAAGAGTTGCTACCCAGTTGGCTCGGTCTATATGAACGAGAACGATAGCCGTAGCCCAGCTATACTAATGAACTGGAATGATAGCACTTGGGAGAAAATTGAGAACGCTCAAATCGTTTCCAAAACTGATACAGACCCCACTTATCAAACTGTTTTTATGTGGAAACGGCTAAGCTAAAATGTTATAATATAAATAGGAAAATAAAAAGATGAATGACAGCATACGAGATTTAATTAACAATGTTGAGAAAGAGCAAGGGATTGCTCGTGATAATCAAATCAATCAGCTCAACCAACAACGCAATATTGCTCACGACCAAATGGCAGTCGCAGCAAACGCAGGTGGTTTATTGTTTTCAAACCTACCAAGCACTGGGCAAATAAAATATGACGCTCAGACTTATATGCCAAATGTCGCTAAGGCTAACCAAACATATCTCACGACTATGGACAAGATTATTGGTAAAGGTCAGCAATATAAACAAACCTTTGATAAACTTAATGAAGCTATTATGGAAGCTAATAGCGACTTAAAGAAGTAGGTAATATGGAAGAGAAAATATTAGGAAGTCAAGAAATCAACGTTACACCAGCACCAGCTACTGGAACAGCACCAGCACCAGCTGAAGCACCAAAGATTGGTGGTATTCAAACTACACCAATGCCAACAGCTGGGGTAGATATGAACTTTTACGCCAATAGCAATCCAGCTAATAGGATTTTTGCTGGACAGTCAACGGGAGCTGAAGCGGCTGACCCTTGGAATAAAGCTAGCGATACAATTTCACAAATCTCCAACAATAGTTTAAACGATATTCAGAAAAATCATATCGATACGATTGGGACTGAACGAGGTGGACAACAAAGCACAAATGTAGCTGGAATAGGGGATACTTATATGACTGGTCGATATTCTTCACCAGCTGTAGCTAACCTTGTATCAGCATTTCGAACAACTGCTGCTCAAAATGCTTTAAGTTCAGAGCTAGAAAACGAAAAGCAACGGCTAACCAAAGAAGCTCAAAAGGCTTATAAGGAACGACAGAAACGAGATAGAGCCAGAGCTGAAGCTGCCGCTCGCCAAGCTGCCGCAGCACAGCAAGCTGCCGCTCAACAAGAAATGGCTCGTAAAATGGGTGGTATGGGTAATGTTCAAGGTGAAGCGACGACTGCGGCTGGACAAAGAGGCAAAATAGAAAATGTAGACGGAAATGCAAATGTTGCCTCAGGTTGGATTAGTAGTGGTCGTGTAAGACTAAATCCACAGACTGGTAAATATGAAAATGTTGCTCCTTTTACACTTGATAAAGATTATGCTGGAATATTAAATTCAAGACTGGGTATAGGTGCCGATATAAAAAATAGACCAAACGGAACTGCGTTTATTAATGATTATGCAGCTAATAATACAGCTGGTAAAAAACTCGGCGACTGGGTAAAAATACCGTAAAATGTTGATTTAATATTATTTTTAAAAAAGAAAGGTATAATAATAATGGCATATATAGACCAATCTGGTGAATTAGTTCTTACTAATGGAGAAAGTCAAACCCCCGAAGACGCCAATAAAGCTATGGGGACATACAATACAGCTCACGGCACGAACTTCGGTTGGACAAAACCAGCTGAGGGCGAAACAAATTTAACAGACAGTGGAATGAAAGTAAGGGACGCTGATGTTGTTCAAAATGCTGACGGTTCATACGGTATCGGTCAAGAATATAATAAAGGCTATGTAGCACTTGGACGCGACCCAGAATTAGCAAAGACTGAGGGTCCAAGATTTGATGTTGGTAAAGACGGAAAAATCAATGTCTTTGGAACAGATAACTTTATTAAAAGTGATAGCTTTAAACAGTTTAAAAATTATATTGACAATAATGTCGCTGGTAAAGTTGACTTCGCTCCACAGAATGTTGACAAGTTACGAGAGATGTTCAATGCTACAGCAAAGAATTATGAACAAGAAGCTCAATATAATATGGCAATTCAGAAAGAAGTTAATCGCTTGAACAGTGAGCGTGGCTTGGATTTGACTGCTGATAAATATAAAGATAGTTTAAACTTTGCTAATAAGCTTAAAGATGAAAATATTAAAGATGATGATGAGATTGAGTTCGGAAATCTTAAAAAGAAAAAATCTGATTGGAAACAAATCTTTAAAAAAGAGAATGTTGGAAATGATGAAGCATTAGGACAATTATCAAATGTCTTTAATAATAAAAATATTATTATAAATAGTAAAGACAAAAATACCGACCAACTCAAAGAGCAAGCCAAAAATATCACTGAAGCACTCGATAAAATGAACCCAGAAGATGTTAAGAAGTTTGCTGGTGATGTTGACGCAGACGGTAAAACCGTATATCTTAAAGGCTTTGCCGACAATGTTAACAATCAAGAACGAGAAAGAATTATCAATGAGTTAAGAGATAAGCTCAAAGAAAGTGGCAAAAATCCAGATGACTTTATTAACCTTGCTAATGATAAAGATATTGAAACAAACAAAACATTGCTAGAAGCTGCACGAGGCACTTTGGAAAAAGAGGGTTTGTGGAACGACGGTGGCTTTTTTACTAAAGCTGGAATGGTTGGTAGAAATATGCTCGATAGTTTTGACCGAATGAGTATTGCTTCACAAGTAGCTAAAGGAGCTGGAAATCTTATCGGTGATACGGCTGGTCGAGCTATCGTTGGAATGCTTGGCGGTAAAGTCGATGAAGATAGCTGGAATAAATTCAAGCAACGAGAGGGACTAGTTGATAAAAGCGACGCCGATAAATTTGCTGAAAGGTTCTATTCTGGAAAAGATACTTTAATGAATATCGGCACGATTGGTGGAAATCTTGCTGGTGGAATTGCTGGTGTCATTGGGGACGCAAGACTTTTTGCTAGTATTGGAAAAGGAATTAGTGCTGCTGGTAGAGGACTTCAAACTACTAGTGCTGCTGAAAACATTGGCAAGCTAGCAAATGTGGCTGATAAGTTGGAAATGGCTGGTGCTAGTCCAAAGGTTGTTAACGGTATCACCAACCTTGGTGTTAAGGCAATGGGGGCTACAAATACTATCGGTAAAGGAATAGAATTTACTGGTAATGTAATGTCTGGCACAAATAAAATTAAAGATATTGGAACTTTCAGTAATCACGCTGGTAAAGTTATCGACGCAACTAAAAATGTAGTTGGTGCTGAAAAGATTGCTGGTGCTACGGCTAAAGCAGCAGAATTTGGCAAAACTCCACTCGGACAACTTGCTAAAATACCAGTCTATATTGCCGAGGACGCAATAACTGAAATTCCACGAGCAAACATTATCAACAAATTGCACGAAATGCAGACTGGTAAAAAGAATGATGACTATTCATATTTCGCTAGTGATGTTGATAAGTATGCTAAACAAATGGGAGAAGCTTTCCAAATTGGTGATAAAAATGTTATTGAAAATATTATCGGTTTAGGAAACCTCGCACCAATTCTTCGTGGTGGTGGTAAAGCTCTTAAAGCAACTAAGGCTTGGGAAAAAGCGAGCGACGCTACCCGTCAAGCCTACAACAAAGTTAAATTAAAGATTGATGAAACTGATTGGAAACAAAAACGAGATGTTAAAGCTCGTGGCACGGCTGTTCAACAGGCTGATATGGCTATGACTAAGACTTTAGCCGAGGGATTGAAAGAGGGTGATGAGCTTCATACTATGGCTCAGAAAGCTCAACTAGATAGCAACAATCTTCGTGGTGCAGCAACAAATGACCTCGAACAAGCTTTCAAAAAGAACAATGTAATCAACCCACTTGAAAACTTTGCCGAAAAGGCACAGAAAGCTGGATACAATATTCTATCTGGTAAAGATATGGAAATCAAAGACCTTAATGGTAAGAAGATTGGGGTTAAATTCCTTGATAATGACGCTATTGAAGAGCTTGGTAAAATCTCTGAATACAAACAGTTGAAAGGTCAGATTGAAAACAAAGCTAAGAATGGTGAAAAAGTTTCAACTTCTGAAATGAATAAGTTCCACGACCTCCAAGATAGTGTTAACTCAATCAAGAATTATGAAGCTAAAGCTGAACTCGTTGACACATTCCACGAAGCTTTCCGTGGTGCTACTAAAGCGTTTGAAGATTTAGGTATCCGACCAAAAGGTTTCTTGGATACAGTTGACGCCAATGGGAACTTTAAGGGTTATATGTCTAAAGGCTACATTGACTTAGATACTGGTAAATACATTGATAATAATAAGACTTCATTAAGCACTGGTAAAATGAACCACAACGCTAGAGGCGGTGAACCAACTGACACAAATCTAGTTAAGCTTGACCCAGCTTCAGCTTATATACAATTACTTAACTCAGCAGTTCGACATATGGAGCTTGATAGGGTTCGAGCAGTATCTGACTTGCTCAATGATATGGACACTGTTGGGGTTAAAAACATTGATGTTGCGAATGAGAAATATAACCCACTAAGACCAAACGCAACTTATCGTGAAATCAATCCAGATAAAGCTGGTAAATATCGTGATAACAATGTGTCAGCCAAGTTAGATGATGAAGATATTAGTAATGTTCGACACGATGTTGACCTTGCAACTAAAGAATATAATATGCAAGACCCAGCTAATATTATGGCGACAATGACCCTTGCTCAAGATTTATTTGCGAATAAATATGTTAATCGTCGAATGGAACAAGGTTTCTCAGCCAAAACCGCATATGACGAAATGGCGAATAATCCAGACCTTATCGACCAAATGGCAAGCGAAACACTTCGCAGTATCTCAGTAAAGAACGCTCCAAAAGAAGCAGTAAAACTTGCTGATGATATGAACAAGATGTTTGATGTCGAAATGCCAAAGCATATGAACGCTGTTCAAAACCAGTATGTTGAAGCAATGAACTTGGCAAATAAAACTGGTGATAAAGCTGATATGAAGAAAGCTCTTAACCTTAAAGATAGGATTGAGAACTTCAAGACTGAAGAGCTTATCAAAAAAGGTCGAGTTGATATACGCAATCAAGGTGTAATGACACGTAATGTTCGTGAGTATGCTAAGCTTGATACAGCAGTTCGAGATTTAGACACCAGCCTTAATAAAGTTCAAAAACTACAAGATGATATTGCTAATGAACTAGATAATTATCACGAAATCACAAATGTTCGACTAGGTGTTGCACGAGACATTGGTGAGATACTTCGAACTGGTGAGCTAAGTGCTAAAGAAAATCTCAAAGTAATGAAACAGCTATCAGAAACAATCTTTGACGGTGAACTTCCAGAAACTGTTAAAAATATGTTCAATGATAGCAACGAGCTTAAAGCTGGTATGGAACATATTATCTCACATACTTTAATTGAGGAAACTCGTAAGACACTTGAACTACGACATAGACAATTAGTTGAAGTTGCTAAAAATAATGATGAAGTTATCGCTAAAACACAAAAAGAACTCGATAGTGCTACTGCTAAGCGTGATAAGAAGCTCGAAGCGGTCAAGAAATCAATTGAGGCTAAAGGTGTTAAGGCTGATGATTATAAATCACAACTTGATAATATTGACAAGTCGATTGAGAAATTCCAAAGTGAACTAGAGCAGAACATTGGTAAATGGAGTGGTGAAGATTTAATTACTCACCAGAATGAAATTGAACAGCTCTATCGCCACCGAAACGATGTGCTGAAAGAAGCACGCAAAGAAATTCAAAAGACTAAGAGATTAGTCCGTGAACACGGTGATACAATTATCAATGCTTATAAAGACACTGAAACATTAGAGAACCTTAAAAGGACAATTCAGAGTGAAACGAAAGACCGTGCAGAATTTTATGACCTACTTGGTGATGAAAAAGCAAGCAAGCACGAAGAAGTTCGACAAGCTCGACAAGATATTGAGGGTGAAGCCTTTAATGACGATATTGATAAGGTGCGAGCTGGTAATAGTGAATATACGACTGATGACCCAGCAACTAAAGCAATTCTTCAGAAATATCTCAATGAAACTTATAATAAGCAAGAATTAGAGGGCTTCAAGAAATATGCTTGGGGTGTTGCTAATACTATTTCATCTTGGTTTAGGTTCAATACTACATCTATGCCACCAATCGCTGCAGCAAGGAACGCTGTGCGAGATAGTATCCACTCAACAATTATGTCTGGTGGAGAAAGCTATGGTGTGCTAGAGGGACTAATGAATGCTTTCAAAGGACGCAGTGGTGTTCGAGATGGCGTATTCAATGGTGATATGTTGAAAAACCCAGAAGCAATGACGGCTAAACTTATGGAAGTTTTTGGTGTTGATTATGAAACTGCCCGAAGAGGTGCTTTACAGTTAGGAAGTATCGCTGATGATACATTCTTCCACCAATTTGGTTCTCATAGTGGTTTCTTAAACAATAAGACTATGGAGAAACTAACCAAGGGTAAAGTTAAACAAGTGTTAGACCTTGGTTATGAGGGGCTAACAAAGATGAACGATAGCGTTGAAAAGATTTCTCGTTTCGCAAATACGGCAGCTGGACTAAATATGGCAGTTGATAAAGGGCTAGACTTTGACGCCGCAATGGCTAAAGCAGAGTTCTTAGGACGAAATACAACAACTGACTTCCGTGCTATGCGAACAAACTTACAATCTTTGAGCCGTGGAACTTCATATCTTAATGCTACATTTTCTGGTTCAAGGTCATTGCGTTTGATGATACAACAAGACCCATTAGGAGTTGCTACAAACATTATGATGTATGCAGTTGCTCCAGCATTAGCAATCTTGAACAACAACCTTAAGGACGAAAACCGAGATACATATAATAATATTCCACCTTTTGTTAAGGAAAGTAATATTGTTTTAGTCCTTGGTAAAGGTAAAGTGGCGTTCCTACCACTTCCACAAGAATTGCAAGGTTTGTTTGGAACAATTGAGGGTATCGCAAGTGGTCGTTATAAGAACGCTAACGATTATCTTGGCGGACTGCTTAAGGCAGCGACACCATTTACAACGATTGACTTCTCACCAGTAATGGATATGCGGTTTGACCAAAATAATCCATTTGAAGAAATTGCTCGAACAGCTGGTCGAATTGGTTCCTCAGTCGTGCCAGATGTTGGTAAGTCGATATATGAAATGGCAACTGGTAAAAGTCTTTACTTTGGTGGTGATACATATCAAGGTATCGGTAAAGTGCTTGAGAAGAAACTTGGTATCGACGGTAAGACCAAGGACGGCAATCTATTAAGTCGTCAGATATATACTGGTGGTAAAATGATATTTGGTACAAACTTTGATAACATCTTGAACTTCCTAAGTGGAATTGTCGACCCTAACGCTGCACCAGAAGATAAAGGTGGTTATTCACTTGGACAACAGTTTAAACGAACCTTTGCTCGTGATGTCGGTGCGGACGGTGAAAAGGGTGCGAAATATGACTATGTTAACTCAATGTTCCGTGATACAATTAACGACCTTGAAAAGCGTAAAGAGAAAGTGCTTGAACAGTTAGAACAAAAAGATAAAGAAATCCGAGAGGCTAAGAAGAAAGGTCTTGGCGATGAAGCAATCAATGAGCTAACTAAAGAGCGACAAGAAATCTCAGATAAGTTTGGTTCAGAAATTGAAAGTCAACTACGCAACTATATGAACCAGTTTGCTGGCAATAAATACTTCGTTTGGGATAACAAGAAAGAGAAGCAGATTATCAATCTGATGTTGCCTAAAAATCAAGCTCTACTCGATAGCGATGAAGATTTGGACGAAGCTGAAAAGACTGCTTACTACTCAGCACGAGATAAAGCAGTTAAAAGGTATCTTGGTATGAACTTACCAGAAAAACCGTCAGCAGACTTCTTATATGATAACGCTAAGAATGAACTTCAAGGTTCATACTATAAGATGTTAGGTCAAATTAAGGACATTAAAAAACAGAAGATTGAGGGTTCAAATCAAACACTCAAACAGAAGTTCCAAGAGTATCAGAATAAAATCCAAGAGATTTACAACCGTAAATCGAAACTTGGTAAAGCTGATTATGCTGAAATTGATAAGCTCAAAAAAGAATATATGGAGAACTATTTCTCACCAGTGGTAATGGGATTAACTGAAGAATATACTCCTTACCTTGTGCTTAATAACAAACAGGTTATCCGAGAGCTAGGTGATATTACAATGGTTCCAAATGATTGGCAGAAAGATAACAAGGGAAAACAAGCTTATGGAAATAAGCGACTTGATGAAACAGCTGGTTATGCTCAATCATATATTCAACATCTTACTGGCACAGATAAAGATACACGTAAACTTCAAAGTTTCGGTTCAGACTACGCAACTATGCGAGCAATTGACCGAATGGAAAAGATGAAGAACGACGGAGATATATCTGGTGCGAGAGCATTAAAGAAACGATTTGATGTTCAAGTCGGAAATGGAATGCTACTACTTGATAAGGAACAAGCCGAACGATTGAGAAACCTAAAAATCTAACAAATAAAAAAGCAGCCCAATTAAGGGTTGCTTTTTTAAAACAGATAAATAGATGATTTTTTGAGTTGTGTAATGAACCAATCACTACACAAAAGGGGGGAACACCTATGCCAAGGACAAGTATAAGACAAGCTTAACAACAAAAACAATAATAAACATAACCATAACTATACTGTGAATTAAGTCCAGCGTGTTCACTAAGTAAAGAGATAGAACGAATGAAATAAATAAAAACCCTTTACCTCCCCCTTTAGTGTAGTGATTTTAAAGTTCTATCTACAACTGACTAGAAAGGAATATCGCTTAAGTCAACTTCATCTGACACTTCAGTTGTGTCTGGCATACTTGGTTCTTTGTCCAAATATTCTTGAAGTTTTTCTTTTTCCTTACCGTCATTGATAGCGTTCACAACTGATTTAGCTACTTCATCAAGATAGTATTGAATGTTGTGAGCTGGGTCAACAAGTGCTTTATCTTTACCAGTTTCATCAATATTACGCACTGGTGTGAATACTGGTTTAAAGAATACTGATGAGCCAGCTGTGGCTTTTTCTTCGCCAGCAATTTTCCAGACATTCTCATTGATTGGATAACCAGCATATGGTTTGTTTTGGAAGAGAATATCTCGGACAACACCAGCTGATGTTCCTTTAGTTAAGATACTTTCAATTTGATTTGTTTCATAATTCCAGATATACAAGCGGATACCCATTTTAGTGTTTGGTAATTCTTCCAAGGCTCGCTTGATTGTAGTGTTTTCAGCAACTACACCGTTTCTATTGCGAACTGTAATTGGCGTATTAACTGTTTCTTTCCAATTACCTACATAATTTACTTCGGTTGAGAAATAATCTAAATAATTGATATTTCGACCTTGTTTTTCAGTATTTGTTCCAGTAATGTGGAATGAAATACCAAGGACTGCGAACTCAAAAGGTTTAGTTGTTAGTTCAACTTGTTTCTCTTTGTCATAGTAAACCATTCGGTCAGCAAAGCTTGCTTCTTTGCCACCCAAAACAGCTCCTGCTTTCCATTTGTAGTTACGGTTGCTTGGGTTTGTTAATCTTTCTGTCATTTGAAATAGTGCCATAATATAATTCTCCTTTTGGCTTTAATTTTATTGACTTCTACATCAAAGAATAACTGGTTATAATTGATTATTATTGTTGTTGTTCTTCAATGTTAATCTCATTATAGCACACCTCATTCAAAAAGTCAATAGTCTAATGAAAGATTATACGAGTTTCTTCTTTAAACTTAGTTTCTGAAAGGGGTTCAAAGTGTTGTTCCAAGCACCAATCATAGTATAAATCATAGTCATTAAAGAGTTCTAAAACATAATCTCGCACTGTGGTTGATACCGTGAGCGTGCGAGTGATTTTAGTTTTACGTTTAATACCATTATCTGGTTTAACCGCATAGCCATTATAGATTTTGCCATTACGCTTAATAGATAATCGTTTAGTATTTAAGAAAGTCCACTCGTGTTCACGGCAAAAATCGACCACATCCTTATGAGCTATGATAGTGCTGTCGCCCCCAGTGAGATATAACCAAATATCAATCGTTGTCCAATACTCAGTATCCTTATAATGGCGAATTTCATCAAGTTTAAGATTGTGAGATATATCTACTACTTCTTTATTGTTCATCGATAATCATCACCTCCGCTCGAACTTCTTTTTTAGACTTGGCAAGCTCACCCTCAGCATAAGCAATCGAACACCATTGCCAGCTGTCATCCTTAATGATACCAGCTTTTTGTAAGCAGTCTTCAATTCCTTGGAGCATATTTGAACAGTCGATACGGCGATTATCTTCCATATAAAAACGATAGCCGATTGATACTTTACCCTCAAACTTTAAGTCGCCATAATTCTCAACCAGATAGTCTGTGAGCCATTTCTTAAACTTGCGAATTTCTGGCTTGTCAATAACTTTCTTACCGTCCTTTGAACACATTTTACCATTTTTAATACCAAGCATTTTACCTGGTATATTTATAACTGTGTATTCATTTCGTTCAATCATCCTCTCTCCAATCTTTTAAAAATGTAGTCCAAGTGCGATAGATATATGAGTAGTTCGTGCCTTTTACCACAACTCCAATTCCATAATTACAATTATGGTAAAAAGAACAACGCTCTTTTCGTTTGATATTTTTCGCCTTGCGAATTAAAACTGGACTTCTACCCTCATAGCAATTTCTACTGACATCTAATAAATCTATTTTATAGATTTCACCCTTTATTAGTTGTTGATTATCTTTGCCTATGTAAGTAAAAGTCCCCACCATATCTATACCTTATTTCTTTATTGTTTTCTTAGTTGTTGATTTCTTCTTAGGTGTTTTAAGTTCATCAACAAGAGTATCTAATCTTTCTATCTCATAAGCGATATTGTTGAGTGATACTTTAGTATTTTTTTCCAACGCTACCAACTCTTCATCTGTTGCTTCCGCAAATGACAGAGTAAAAGTTGTAAAGAATAGATTTACCCATAACACCAATTGTAAGATAAGTGAATTAGGGATTGTAAAATAAATCACCGTGATTAGAATTATTTGAATTGCAATGTATAGTTTATTTAGTTTACTCATACTCTTATTTTACCATATATAATTTAAAATTTATATTACTCTTCTTCGTTCTCTTCGATTTCTTTTTTACGATTTCGTTTACTCTTTAAACCGCCAATTCTGCCAGCTCGACTTGCTCGTTCTCGACCAGTAAGACCGTCTTTACCAACTACATCAGAAGCAAAGCCACCAGTATTACTACTAGCTCCACCTTTCTTACCAATCCTAGAATAGAAGTCTTTACCGTGGCGAGCAATATTTGTTGTGGCGGTTTTCTTGCCACCTGATTTATTTCCAGCTATAATTTTTCTCCTTTATTTGTTAATTTAATAATGGGATTTAGCAAAAGCACTTTGAGAATTAAAATTGATGTGTCCTAATTAAGTGTAGTATTTTAGGGAGCTATGAAGTGCTTGCTTTTGTCTAATCCCCAAAACTGAACATAACAGAACCTATTATTATAACTACCACATTATTATTTATAATTAAAAGTTATGTCCAGATTTGGGGTGGCGAAAATTTTTCGCCACTAATTTATAAAAAAGGATTGCCTAGTTTAACGCCGTGGGCAAGGGCGTATAGTTTACTTGAACAATATGTTCTTATAGGGCTTGTAGGACTGAAAAGGTCTGGAGGAACGGACAGACTATAGAGACAACTCTCGGCTTTTAGTTTTACTTGTTTTAATAGACGACCCCATTATCCATCTAAAATTTGCCAGATTTCAGCCAGTTTTACAGCCCTACAAGGGACGACTAAAAGTGTTCCTTTTAGTCATTCCCCCTCGATTTTAGAAAACTTTCCTTGGGGCTTACGCCCCTTGTAAGGCTGAAATTTAATTGTTAAAATTCTACTTCGTTTTTGTCATTATAAGTTGCCAATCGAATATTCTCAGAAATTAGGTCGATATATTTTCTAGTTTCGTTTGCTCTATTTTCTGGTAAGATTATATAATGATTTCTAGGTATGTCTCTAAGAAAAAATCTCCAATCCATAAGCTTATCTAAAACTATATCGTCTGGTTCTAAGATAAATATATCAAAGATTTCTTCATCGTATAATTTCTCCCTAAGGATTAAATCTGGTCTAGTGTTGTCAGAAATCTTATTAATATTAAATTTATTACCAACTTGCTTGCTTATATTTTTAATCAATTCTTCTTTCATTCTAAGTCCTTAACAATTTTCATAATTCTCTCAAACTCTTTCTCTTCTGCTTGTTGAGTAGTTTCTACTTCGAAAAAAATTTCTGGTGATTTTATACCAAGCTCTTGTTTAGCTTCATCACTTAGGAAATATTTCTTTGTGATTTTCTTCTTTATCAGATATGGATTTAACATAGCTTTAATTCCTGCGTCATTATATTTTCGAGGTTTATTCATATCTTTTCTATGACCATTCTTCGAGCTTTTCTTCAAGATTTTCTATCTTGCTCCAAGCTTCTGTTTGTTCTTTAAGGAAAGCTTTCAGTTCCTTTTCAGACACCTTAGATTTATATTTCACCATTTTTTTAAGTTTATATTTTGAGCGTTTTCCAGTTAAAAGGTCTTCTTTAAACTCTACTAACATACCACATTCTTCATACAAAAATTTACTGAAAAAAGATTTAATATCTTCTTTTGTCGCTTGAATTTTTATTCTTTCACCGTTTGTAGTTTTTAAACGAACGCTTGACTTTACACCACCAGTTGAGTATATTGTGCCATATATATAATCTTCACAATCAATTAGGATTTTATTCTTATTGCTCATAAAACAAATATGTCTTCCATTCTTCTGGGTGTTTTTCGAAGCTTTCTTCGATGTCTTCACGAGATTTAAAATATATAGCCATCTCTTTGAATATATTCCTTGGCAAATAATCGAGCTTGTCTTCATCTAAATCCCAGAAGCCGAGGTATTTAGTTTCATTTATATTTTGCCAGTTAGGCTTAAATCCTTTAGTGTCTTGCTTGATAATCGCTTTGGCTTTGAGATATGCGAGTTTTTTATCAGCCTCTAACCAAGTATCGAACAACATTCCTAAATCTCTCATAGTCCTAATTTGTAAATCTGAATGGGAATTATCATTTGTCTTCAAGATTTCTCCAAAGACAGAATTGATGACATAATATTCTTTAATCTCTTCAAACCATTCGTTGAAGTCATCAATATAGTCTAACCAGATTTTAATATACTTAACACCAAGAGCCCCTTGGAATAAATAAACATTATCTTTATCATTCTCATCATAGCCTTGTTGAAAGATTTCACCAGCTTCTGCACAGGGCAAATCTTTAAGCAATTTATACCTTTTCATTCTTTTCCTCCTCTACTAAACATTCAATTAAGAACAAATAATTTTTAGCATCGCCAAGCTTTTCTTCCCAGAGTTCCATTGGATAGTCAATATCACTTTGGAGCATATCTGTAATTGAAGTTAGATGTTTAACCATAAAGGCGAACGCACTTTCTTTTGGTGATACTCGCAGAAGTTTCGCACTCTGGTGGAAATTATGGAGTGGTGAGCTGTCGGTTGAATATTCTTTATTCTTCTTAATTAAAGTTTCTTTAACTCGTTTGAGCTGTGCCTCAATTGATTTATTATATTCTTCTCGTGTCATCGGTTATCTCCATTTCCGTGAATTTTATTTCGCTGTTGTCGACTTCTTAATTTACTAAGGTTTATCCTTGCAACATCATCAAACTCAATGCCATTATAATAAGCAATCGCCGAAAGATACCACAAGACATCTCCAAGCTCCTTTTTCAGTTCGTCAATGTCTTCTGGCGTGGCGTGAAAAACTCCGTCCTTATCTCTAATCATCTTTTTAATCTTCTCAATTACTTCGCCAGTTTCACCAGCTAAACCTAAGGCTTTTTCCATATAACCATCATATCGTGCTTCTTTATCGATAGCTAACCGCGAAGTATCATATTGAATTGCTCGTTCTTGATAATAATTAAAATCAGAATCCATTGTTTTACTCCTTATCTTATCTCAACTTCCTTACCTTTGTAATAGCATTTTCCGTCGATAAAGTCTATATCGTTCCGCCAAAAATCGGTTGAGTAAGTCTGGCAGACTTTAAGTTTTCGTTTTGTATCAGCACTATATTGTGGTGGTTCATTTCGAGCAGCCTCTATAAACATAAAAGCAGTAAAACCTATCCAAAATAGGAATAGCAGGAACACAAACACTCCAAACCAATCTATATTTTCTATAAAATCTTTCATTTTATTATCTCCTTTTTTGTACCCCTAAACATTTCTTCGCATATTCTAATGAGAAACACATTATTCCACACTCACCCTCTATACCACTTTCTAATAGAAAATCATTAGGCAATATGAGATAAGTAGTATCATTATTCGGTAGCTTTCTATCCCAATAAGCAAACGCTTCTTCGATAGTTTCGTGAACCGTGCCGTTGGTGTTAAATTTACCGTTGCGTTGAATTTTAATATCTCTAAACTTTGGTTTTGCCATCTTGATTATCCTTATTATCTATTATCATTTTGTGTAATTTTCTTCCACTTATGACTTTTGTATCTCTATCTAGTAAAAGCCTATTATTTTGTGTGGGCTTACAAACATATCTAGTTTTATAAGTAATCCCTAAGATTTTATATTCTATTTTGCCGATAATAGTGTATTCTGTTATATCGTCTATAATACTTATCGTATAAACAGTTTGACCTACATTGTATTTCATTAGTCTAATATCTCTCCACTTTTTTCCACTTCAACCCATATACTATATATTTTAGGGTGTTCTACAAAGTCGGTGCATATCTGATATTTATTTTTTCCAGAGCCGTTTCCAATTACGGAATATTCACAGTCTGAGCTAATATCTTTCAGCATACGCTCCATAATTAAGTCAGCTTTCTTCACGGCTTTATCATAATCTATATAAATGCCATTTAAGTAGCTTTCTATACTCGTGTCATCCACATATACAGTGGTAATGATTATTTTGTAATAATATTTATTGCTCATAAGTTAAATAAGTCTTCCACTCTTCTGGGTGTTTTTCGAAACTTTCTTCGACATCTTCTTTTGATTTAAAATAAATAGTATCTTCTTGACCACACCAAGTGATATGAGTAGATACTTCTTTATGTATAATATCCCACACACCACACCATTTGTCCTCATCTGTATCTTGCCAATTAGGTTTAAAGCCTTTTGCGTCTTTTTTAATAATTGTTTTAGCTTTGAGATACGCAAGATATTTTTCAGCCTCTTCTTTGGTTTCAAAGATATTTCCGATTGCTTTTCTTCTTCGGCTAAGGTTAGGTTCTTCTTCCACCACGAAATCTACATTGCCGTCATCAGTTATATAATAATATTCACTTGGTGTTGCTTTAACTTCTTCAAACCAATCTTTTAAGATATTAGGAAATTCTTCAAGTGTTTCCTTGGCGTAAGCCATTAAATCTATTTTCATTGAAAGACCATATCTTGTTTCAACTGTTATTTGTTTTGGATTGCTTGGTGTTCCAGCTATAAGATTTCCACTGTCGCTAATAAAGAACTCTTCACCAGCTTTGAATGTTGGGAGGTCTTTAAGAAGTTTATAGCGTTTCATTTTTTTTCCTCTATCTTCTATTAAGTTTATAATTATTTTTCCCTCTTGTTTATAAAAATATTTGTGTCTATTCTTATATCTTCTATCTCTTCTTTAAGCTTCTTATGTCTATCGAGCATTGTTTTAAACTCCTTAGATGACAACTTTTTAAGTATTTCTTCCATACTTAGAAAATCATATAAACTTATGTAAGGTGTTATAGGTAAATCATTTACTAATATACTTAGTGTATATCCATAAAATCTATCTGGATTATGAGGCTTCCATTTTCCATCTTCAAAATGTAAGTCCCTCTGATTTCTTATAACTACCTTACCCATACTCTCTAAATCGAATGACATTTCTTGATGGAAGTATATAGCCTTTCCGCCGTTTGTTTTTATCTCTGATGTTTCCTTTTCATCGTATACAAGTGGTAATCCAGTGCGTTTAACTTCTTTCTCACATAACTCTTTTATGAGTTTATCTATTTCTTCGGTCATATATTATAGTTCCTTTCATTATTGTTATTGTTTGATTATGTTTACATTGTAGCACACCATAACCTTTTTGTCAATACTTATTTGAAATATTTTTTAACATTTTGCTTATACTCGATGAGCCATTCTCGGTATTCTTGTTTCTTTGCTTCTTCAACATAAGACAAGCTCAATTGTCGATTATAATATTTAGCCAAGGTTTTAAGTTTAACCAGTTCATCTTTTCGCTTATTAACCATTTCTCGTTTCCAATCCAGATAGGCTTTATATTTGTTTCTAAAATAATCCATATCATATTGACCACCACCAATCTGCTCAGAGAATAGATTGATAACTTCCAAATTTGGCTCAACTTGTTTGATGTGATTAAAGAGTGGTGTCTTGGTGATTGTTTTGAGCTTTTCTGTCATTTTCTTATCATCTTTGGCACAAATACCCACTGCTAAAATATGAATAAACTTGGTTGTAATATCATCAATTAGCTCGGTATCAAGTTTGGCAATCGATTTTAATTCGTTCTCAATCGTGTAATCCACCACGCTCATTTCCACTGCCATTTTGATTTCTTCTGGCTGTTTCTTTTGAGCTAAGCCACCACCAGCTGGGAATTTAAAACGGCAATCTGGATTATCGCAAATCTTGGCTTTCGCATAGTTGAGCGTTTCACACTTAGGGCAAAACTTCAACAGCTCGTTTTCTTGCTTCATTTTCATTCGCAGTTCCGCTGAAAGTAGTCCCCCGTGG